CGATATGGACATCCGATAAATGATGATGAGCGCCACGTCATGATACCTAAAGAAAATGGCTGCTGGCTTTATCTGGCTGACTTAGAACATGCACTACGTGTTGCTGGCATTCGCATCAAAGGAGGTGAGTAATGCGTGTGGCATGTATCGGCTTGTTACCGTACCCGACTCGTTTTTGGGCTTCTGCGCTAATTGCAAAGCCACATGTCCTGATGGCTGACAACATCATCCCGGCACCAAAGCGCCGCCATACCGGTATTGCAGCGGCACGACGAGCAGCAAAGAGACGCAGGAGAGCAAAGCGATGAAAAACCGTAAAGCAAAAATTCTGTTAGCTCGCAGAAACGGTGTTGGGGTCTGGCGATGGGTGAGGATTAGTAACAGACGGTTGAGGTTGACGGGGTTTTTAGGGGTGATGGGTCACAGTTGTTGCAAAAAGCCCAGTGCAGCGCAAAACCGCAGGAAAAACCACTTGCGCACTAAAGGAGAGTGATATGGCGTTAACACACCGCGAACTCTGTCAGATTGCGTACAAGTTCCTTAAGCGCAACGGGTTCAAGGTTTGTTTTCATGACCGCTTTATAGCTGTAACCAGTACCGGAGAACAGCCAGATGCTATGGGATTCAGAAATTCAGCATCATGCCTGATAGAGGCGAAGTGTTCTCGTGCTGACTTGTTGGCAGATAGAAAAAAGCGTTTTCGTAAAAATCCGTCTCTTGGAATGGGCGACTGGCGATTCTTTATTAGTGAGCCGGGAATTATTTCAATTGAGGATTTACCACCTGGCTGGGGATTACTTCACGTTGTTAACGGAAGAGTACGGAAAGTACATGGTTGGCCCAAGGGGAATTGCTGTTGGGGTAACCCTGAAGATAAACCTTTTATTGGGAATAAGCAGGTTGAATGCGATTACATGTTATCTGCATTAAGGCGCATGGAGTTGAGAGGGCACCTTAATGAAATATATGACGGTGTAATTGTTAATAAGAAAGAAGGAAACGCGGCATGACCACTATTACCAAAGAGCGACTGCTGACAATCAAGCAGTGGCGCGAAACATACGGACCGGGTAGCAACGTTGTACTGCCAGCAGAAGAAGCGGAAGAACTGGCACGAATTGCTCTGGCATCGCTGGAAGCAGAACCAGTTGCTTATATTTTCAAACATCCGGCCGGGAAATTATTCTGGGCTTTAACGGATGAAAGCAATAAAGAGCAACCGGACGTTATTCCTGTTTATGCTGACTCACCTGCGCCGGTTGTGCCGGAAGAAATGTATTGGCAGGATGCGCCAGTTGAAGGCAGCAGCAAAGCGGCTGCATACGCTACAGGCTGGAACGCCTGCCGCGCAGCCATGCTTCATAGTGCCGAACCTGTAAGCCAGGCTTACAAGTTGAACGCGCTGGATGGCAACTCTCCGGTAACTCCGGATGGTTGGATAAGCTGTAGTGAGCGAATGCCCCCTCAAGATGATTGGATTTTAATTTATTCAAAGCATGGCGAGTATATGGCAGGACAGGTACAAGGGGAATACGTGGAGTTGAGCGACGGCACTTTATCGTGGTTAGGGAACGCCTTGTTCTGGATGCCGCTACCAGAACCGCCGCAGGAGGCGAAATGATGGATGTAAAAGAGAAGGTTTTGCAGGTGATGCGTTCCCGGGCTGCCCTGCAAGATAAAGCTCTCGGCGGGGAATATCCATTCAGGATGGCAACCTGGAATCTGCGGTTGGCAATGGAGAAGGAATTTCCTGATGAAGAATGGCGTTCGGCAGATTTGCGCAAAATTCTTATGGAGCTGGCTAAAGACGGAACAGTATCCAAAGATACCCATGCCAGCTGGATTGGTCAGGCGGTATGGAGACTGGAGGTGAGGTAATGGCTAACCTGCAACTTGCCGTTAAAGGTGAATACTTCGATGCCATGATTCGCGGGGAGAAAACGGAAGAGTATCGCCTGTGTAATGACTACTGGAATAAGCGCCTCGTTAACCGTAAGTATGACCGCCTGATTATCACAAAGGGATATCCGAAGCGCGACGACTCCAGCCGCAGAATTGATGTTCCGTATGGAGGATATGAAGTGAAAACAATCACACATCCCCACTTCGGCGATAAACCGGTAAAGGTGTACGCGATAAAGGTAAATATTGATGGCTAAATCAGCAGCAGAGCGCAAAGCCGCTCAGAGAGCCAGACAAGCTGCATCTGGTGTGCGTAAGCTGGAGATTGTGCTTGATGCTCAGGAAATTGAAATGCTGGAGCGTAACTGTGCCACGCGTCGCCCCGGGCGTGCGCCTTACGAATTTGGTGAGTATATAGCGTTACTGATCCGCCAGGATGATGCACGCGTGCGCGGGCGTATAAAATCGATCAGCAGAAAACGTTGCGGTAAGTGCGGCGAGAGAGTTCCAGTTAATTCATGCCCGTGTAATGGTGACTCGCAATGCTGGGTGACTAAAGGCTGGCATGAAACGAAATTAATAGTGTGACATGTCACGAAGGTGTTATGCCAAAAATACGCTACGACCTTGAAGATATGAGAGATAACTCAGCAAATTTTCAGAAAGAGGTTAAATTTCTTATGAATAAGTATGGTTGCGACAGGAGGGATATAGTTATCGACAGTCAGCACCCTTGCGGTGAGGATGTAATTTTTATTCGCGGTAAATGGGAAGGGTATCTTGACGAGAGTTTTTACGATGAATTTGATGGACTTTGAATACTGCCGCCAACTATGGCGGCTTTATTTTGCATGGTACTATTACCAAAACGGTAACAATTACCACGGTGGTTATGATGCCTGCTGAACCTAAAACCTATAAACGCAAATCAACGCAATTTAAGCCACTAACAGCAATGCAGGAGGCTTATTGCCAGTCATACATCCAAACGCCTGAAAACCAGACTCAGGCAGCGATTAACGCAGGATTCTCCCCAAATACAGCGGCAGTTAAAGCCAGTGTAATGATGCGCGATGAACGTATTCAAAAACGGATTGCCGAGTTGATGGAGGAGCGCAACAAACGAATGCGCGTCAGTGTTGATTACGTTCTCATGCGCCTGGTGGAGATCGATCAGATGGACGTGATCGACATCCTCAACGACGATGGGAGCCTTAAACCAATCCGTGAGTGGCCGAAAATCTGGCGCACTACGCTTAGTGGCTTTGATCTGTCATCGACCATCATGAACATGAACGAGGATTCGATAGAGACAATCCTCAAAAAAATTAAATGGCCTGACAAGGTGAAGAACCTTGAGCTGATTGGTAAGCATGTTGATGTCAACGCGTTCAAAGAACATCTGGATGTTAATGTGAATGTGACAATTGCTGATCGCATAGCAGCAGCCAGGAAGCGACTCAAAGAACGTCAGGATGGTAATCAGTGACAGATACAGCGTTATCTCCTGAAGAGCAGTTAATCGAGGATATTGCAGGGTTCACTCACGATCCGCTTGGTTATGCCCTCTATGCGTTCCCGTGGGGGGAAGAGGGGACTGAACTGGCACATGCCACCGGTCCACGTCAGTGGCAGGCTGATGCGTTCCGAGAGATACGTGATCACCTGCAGAATCCAGAGACGCGCTATCAGCCGCTTATGCTGGCACGCGCTTCTGGTCACGGTATTGGTAAATCCGCATTCATCTCAATGCTGATCAACTGGGGCATGTCCACTTGCGAGGATTGTAAGGTCGTGGTGACCGCCAACACCGACAACCAGCTACGAACGAAGACCTGGCCGGAAATTATCAAGTGGTCGAACCTTGCTATCACGAAAGACTGGTTTACCTGTACCGCTACCGCGATGTACAGCAATGATCCTGGGCACGACAAGCGGTGGCGAGCTGACGCAATCCCCTGGTCTGAGCACAACACTGAGGCATTCGCCGGACTACACAACGAGCGCAAACGCATCATCGTGGTATTCGATGAAGCGTCGAACATTGCCGATCTGGTGTGGGAGGTAGCAGAGGGTGCGCTGACGGACGAAGACACCGAAATCATCTGGGTGGCGTTCGGGAACCCGACGCGTAACACCGGGCGTTTCCGTGAATGTTTCCGCAAGTACAAACACCGCTGGAAGTGTGCGCAGATTGACAGCCGGACGGTGGAAGGCACTAACAAACAGCAGTTGCAGAAATGGGTTGATGACTACGGGGAAGACAGCGACTTCGTTAAAATCCGTGTGCGCGGCATATTCCCTGATGCATCTGAATTGCAGTTTATCCCTACCGGTCTTACTGATGAGGCAATGAAACGGGTGGTAACCGCTGCGCAGGTTGCACATGCTCCGGTGATAATCGGCGTTGACCCGGCATACTCAGGCGTTGATGACGCGGTGATATACCTGCGGCAGGGGCTGCACAGTAAGGTGCTATGGACTGGTAACAAGACCACAGACGATCTGATTATGGCGAAGCGTATCGCTGACTTTGAAGACCAGTACCAGGCTGACGCGGTGTTCATCGACTTCGGTTACGGAACCGGTCTGAAGTCAATCGGTGACGGATGGGGTCGTACATGGCAACTTGTTCCGTTCGGTGGCGCGTCTACTGACCCGCAGATGCTCAACAAGCGTGGGGAGATGTTCAATTCATGCAAGACATGGCTGAGGCTGGGCGGCATACTGGATGACCAGGAAACAGCAGACGACCTGTCGGCGGCAGAGTACAAAGTTCGTGTGGACGGTAAAATCGTTATCGAACCGAAGGAAGATATCAAAGAGCGTCTTGGGCGTTCGCCGGGTAAAGGCGATGCGCTACTGCTGACGTTTGCGTTCCCTGTGTCGAAGCGTCTGCGAATTCCTGGGCAGCAGAACCAGCAAGGCAAGGCCATCACAGATTATGACCCGTATGCTTAATCCGCTGGTGGGGATAATGTCGTTGATATCCTCTGATGAGGATAAAACAAAGCCAGCTCATCGGCTGGCTGTTTGTGACATGTCACGGTGTTATTGCTCGCTTAGCTTCTGCTTCAGCAAGTAACCTTCGAGCATCCAGATTTTGTTTACAGCATTCTGCCGGGCAATCTTCCGACCAATTTCTGCATCAAAGTTTTCCGGGCTTGCACAGGCGCTCTCTCCGGTGACGGTGAAGCCGTTGCGCAGCACCAGGACGCAGAACGTCAGCAGAGAAAGTGATTCGTGCGGCTGGTAGTTTACCTCTCCGCCAGTATGTTTCGCTTTTATGGCTTTGCCAAAGGCACCATCTTCTGCTGTGAAATATGCCTCCTGAGCAATAATGCCTTCGATATGGTCTGGCGTAACGCGCGGTGCCGTTTTGCCTTTCTCAACGATTTCTTTTTCGATTTGCTGGTCGTTCATAATCTCACCTTAAAAAAATGCCCGGCGAACCGGGCGAACTGGAAGCAATGAGTTATGCCTTCCGTGGCTGTACGGGTTTACAGCATGAAGTCATCGCAATGGCGTCCTGCTGTAAAAAGGGCGGTGATAGTCCTTCAAGGGAAACCATCACCGCCAAGCCACTGGAACTTCTGGCATCACGGTTCTTAGGCGTGATTCTGGCGTGGCATGCAGGATTCGAACCTGCGACCAACCGCTTAGAAGGCGGTTGCTCTGTCCAGCTGAGCTAATGCCACAACGCTGAGAGCACTTAGCCTGTTAAGGCGCCACACTTTGTCGCGGCTCCATAAATGCTCTCATCGTTGTACCCTCGTCTCTTCCGAGGCGTCACACCGAATCGCCGGGATGGTGAATCCCCGTGCGCGGAATAAAACCGCTCGACTTGCACATTCCGGCTACCTGGTTCGTTTGCCCGAGCAAGGGAGGGTGCCCCTTAAACGTATCCAGACCGCTATCGGCGCATGTGCCATACGCCGTACTGCTCAAAATAAAAGCTCACTCCACCTGTTCAATTTAACGACAAGCCAGTCAGGTTAATAACTGGAATGAACCATTTGCTTACCTAAAAGGTAATAATTCGTGCGTTAAATGTCAACTATCTACGATAAATAAATCATATGTGGTTAAATTGGTAATAATTTAATTGCGTACGGAGTCATTGATATGTGCATGGGTAGCTCACCATCAGTGCCTGCAACACCAGAAGTTCAGGCAGCACCACAGGAGCAGGATGCTGCCGTTGTTGATGCCCGCGACGAAGAAACACGTCGCCGTCGCGCTGCTGCTGGTCGTAGTTCTACGCTGCTTACCGGTTCTCAGGGCGACACATCAACCGCTAATACCAGCGGTAAAACGCTGCTTGGTCAGTAACCGGAGTCATTGAAATGGCGGAAACAACTAAAGAGCGATTGAACAAACAGTTCGCACAACTTGAAAGCGAGCGTCAGTCGTTCGAGCCGCACTGGCGCGAGTTGAGTGATTACATCAACCCGCGTGGTTCCCGCTTTCTTACTTCTGAGGTCAACAGTAACGATCGACGCAATACACGCATTATTGATTCGACCGGGACTATGGCGGCGCGCACTCTCGCCAGCGGCATGATGTCTGGCATCACAAGCCCCGCGCGTCCGTGGTTTCGCCTGGCTACGCCTGATCCTGAAATGATGGATTATGGTCCTGTTAAGTTGTGGCTTGAGGCGGTGCAGAACCGCATGAACGATATGTTCAATAAGTCGAATCTCTATCAGTCGCTGCCGCAGTTATACGGAAGCCTCGGCACATACAGCACTGGTGCAATGGCAGTACTGGAGGATGACGAGGACATCATTCGCACAATGCCATTCCCGATAGGCAGTTACTACCTGGCTAACTCACCTCGTGGCAGTGTGGACACCTGTTTTCGCAAGTTCTCTATGACTGTTCGTCAGCTTGTTCAGGAGTTCGGGCTAAATAACGTCAGCGAATCCGTAAAAAGCATGTGGGAAAGCGGCACCTACGAGAAGTGGATTGAAGTGATGCATTCGGTTTACCCGAACATTGACCGCGATACATCGAAGCTGGATAGCAAGAACAAGCCATTCAAATCGGTTTATTACGAGGTTGGTGGCGATAACGACAAGTTGTTGCGTGAGTCCGGATTTGATGAGTTTCCAATTATGGCTCCGCGCTGGGAAGTTAACGGCGAAGATGTTTATGGATCATCATGCCCGGGTATGCTGGCGCTTGGACCTGTTAAGGCATTGCAGCTTCTCCAGAAGCGCAAGTCGCAGTTGATTGATAAAGCCACCAATCCGCCGATGGTTGCTCCGACTTCCCTCAAGAATCAGCGCGCCTCCCTTCTTCCTGGCGACATCACGTATATCGATCAGATTACTGGTCAGGATGGCTTCAGGCCTGCTTATCTGGTTAACCCCAGTACAGCAGATTTGGTGGCAGACATTCAGGACACTCGTCAAATCATTAACAGCGCCTACTTTGTCGATCTGTTCATGATGTTGCAGAACATCAATACCCGCTCGATGCCTGTTGAAGCGGTGATCGAAATGAAAGAAGAAAAACTTCTGATGTTGGGGCCGGTACTTGAGCGTCTGAACGACGAATGTCTTAATCCTCTCATTGACCGCGCTTTCTCGATGATGGTGCGTAAAAACATGCTGCCGCCACCGCCTGACGCGATGGAAGGTATGCCCCTGAAGGTCGAATACATTTCCGTCATGGCTCAGGCGCAGAAGTCTATCGGCCTGTCCAGTCTGGCATCCACGGTCAACTTCATTGGTCAACTTGCACAAGCGAAACCAGAAGCTCTCGACAAACTCAACGTTGATCAGGCGATCGATGCATTCGCTGATATGTCCGGAGTGTCTCCAACCGTCATTGTTCCGCAGGAACAGGTTGAGCAGGCTCGCCAGCAACGGGCACAGCAACAACAGCAGCAACAAATGATGGCGATGGGGATGGCGGCGGCACAGGGTGCCAAGACGCTAAGCGAAGCTAAAACTTCGGATCCGAGTGTTTTGTCAGCTATGGCGAATGCAGTTAGTGGTCAGGGTGGGAAATCACAATGACAGATTACGAAGACGATCAACTGAAAGAAGAAAACGCCCGTAAGCAACGTGACATGGCACAGCGTGAAATTGATGACATTCGCTTTGTCATGAGCAGTGAACAGGGGCGTCGCGTTGTCTGGTCGGTGCTGGAGAAAGGCCGGGTGTTTTCCGCTATCTCACCGATGGACGCTATGGCAATGGCATTTAATGAGGGGCAACGCAATCTGGCGCTGGAACTGTTTCAGCGCGTTATGGCGCATTGCCCTGAACAGTATTTGAAGATGGCCAAAGAGGCCAGTGAACAGAGGTAGGCAAATGTCTTTAAATAAAATTAGACCGATCAGGCTTGATGGAGACAGCACCATCGCTGAAGTAAATGTCATTGGTGATGATGCTCCTGTTTCCTGGAGTGATATTCAGGAAAAGCCTGAAACATTTACGCCGCCTGCGGCAACTGAATCAGTTATAGGTGGCGTCAAGAAAGCTGCAACACAAGCTAATTCTGTCGCGAGTGATGTTAGTGGAGTCGTCGCTGATTTTAATTCTCTGCTGGCCAAGTTAAAGGCAGCCGGGATTATGGCTTAAGGGGAAAGATCGTGAGTTTATTTGATTCTTTAATTAACTACCGTCTTTGCAATGAGCAGCCAGTCGATGGTGGAGCAGCTCCGGCTGCGTCAGAACCGTCAGCGCCTGCAGGTGATAACCCTGCTCCAGTTGGTGATCCATCACAACAGGAAGGTGATAAGCCACAACCTGTTGCTGATGGCGATAAACCTGCTGATGACAAAAAGCCTGAAAACGATAAGCAGGATGAAAAAAAGGACGGCGATAAACCAGAGGGTGCGCCGGAGAAGTACGAGTTTCAGGCTGCCGAAGGCGTAGAGCTGGATACAGAAGCGTTGAAGGAATTCGAGCCGGTGGCGCGAGAACTTAACCTGACCAACGAGCAAGCGCAAAAGCTGGTTGATGCTTATCCGAAGATTCTGGCAGGTGTTCAGCAGCGCCAGGCAGAAGCCTGGCAGAAAACAACCGAGCAGTGGGCTGCGGATGTAAAAGCTGACAAAGAAATCGGTGGCGACAAGTTGATTTCTAACCTTAGCGCCGCACAGCGTGCGCTTGACCAGTTCGGGACACCTGAACTCAAAGAATATCTGAACACCACCGGGCTGGGTAATCACCCTGATCTGGTCAAAACGTTCGTGAAAATCGGAAAGGCGATGTCTGAAGATGGCATGGTCACCGGTGGTAATGAAGGCCAGCGTAGTGCGGCCGAAGTGCTCTATGGCAAATAAGAGAGGAAATGACAATGGCTGTTAAAGGCTTAACTGCGCTAACGCTGGCTGACTGGGGTAAGCGCGTCGATCCAAACGGGAAAGTCGATAAGATTATCGAGCTTCTCGGTCAAACTAACCCGATCCTTCAGGATATGCCTTTTGTCGAAGGGAACCTTCCTACCGGACATCGAACCACCATTCGTTCTGGTTTACCTTCAGCTACCTGGCGTTTGCTGAACTATGGCGTACAACCGAGCAAATCAACCACTGTGCAGATCACCGATACCGTTGGCATGCTGGAAACCTATGCTGAAGTCGATAAGTCACTGGCTGATCTGAACGGTAATACCGCTGAATTCCGCCTGTCTGAAGACCGAGCATTTATTGAAGCGATGAATCAGGCGATGGCGCAGACGCTGTTTTACGGTGATTCCAGCGTTAACCCTCAGCAGTTTATGGGGCTGTCTTCCCGCTATTCCAGTCTGTCTGCGGGTAATGCTCAGAACATTATTGATGCTGGTGGCACGGGTACAGACAACACCTCAATCTGGTTAATAGTGTGGGGGGAAAACACTGTGCATGGCATCTTCCCGAAAGGGCAGAAGGCTGGCATCCAGATGGAAGATAAAGGCCAGGTGACACTGGAAGATGCTAGTGGCGGCAAGTACGAAGGCTACCGTACTCATTACAAATGGGACAATGGACTTACTCTGCGTGACTGGCGTTATGTTGTTCGCGTTGCGAACATTGATGTCAGCAATCTTTCAGAACCTTCCTCTGCCGCAAATATTGCGAAGTTGATGGTTAAAGCACTACATCGCATTCCAAACCGTGGCATTGGGCGCCCGGTGTTCTATATGAACCGCACTGTAGGTCAGGCTCTCGATCTGCAATCTCTGGAGAAAACATCTCTGGCGATCAGCGTAAAAGAGACAGAAGGCGAGTGGTGGACTTCATTCCGTGGTGTACCAATCCGTGAAACTGATGCGCTTCTGGAAACAGAAGCCCGCGTGGTGTAACGCCTGTTATTAACCTGTGGGTCGTAACAGACCCACTAATGGAGAAAGAAGATGATCACCGACAAACTGTTGATGTTCTCCGAAGCTCAGGCGGTTACGAATACCGCGGCTTCTACTGACGTAATCGATCTCGGTCCAATTGACGGAAAACGTCGTGATATCGGCGTGGGTTACCCGCTTGAGTTTTGGGCGCTGGTTAACACAGCCGCCGCGGCAAGCGGTGATGCAACTGTAAACATCCAGTTGCAGACGAGTGAGAATAACAGCTCATGGACCACTATTTATGATAGTGGCGCACTGGCAAAGACCGCCCTGACAGCAGGTAAACGAGTTGTTTCTGCAAAGGTGCCTGCCGGTGTTCAGCGATATCTGCGTGTTAACTATTCCGTCGCAACTGGCCCACTAACGGCTGGCGAATTCACTGCGGGTATCAGTCTTGATGTTGATGCCAATACGCCGTATCCGATCCGCTCAAAAGTAACTGGTTAAGGTGATATCGATGTCAGGTGAGAAACCAAGATACCGCGTTCTGCGCCTCTCTCATATCCATAACACTCTGTGGCCGGAGGGGGCAGAAATCGAATACGAAGGTGAGCCTGGTAGCGCACTGGAACCTGTTAACGATGCAGCCAGACAGGCAAAAGCAAAAGTTGCAGGAAAGGTGTCAATGGCAGCAACCAGCACCAAAATCATCAACGATGTGTCAGATGATGGTGAACTGGATAAGCTCCGTGAAGAGTACGAATTGCTCTTTAACGAGAAGCCACACCATAACGCCAAAGCCGAAACGCTCCGCGAGAAGATCGCAGATAAGCGTAAAGAACTGGGCGTGTAAGCCTCGCGGATCAGACAAGGGGCTTCGGCCCCTTTATTGCAGGAGTGTATATGGAACTCGTAAACCTCAAAACCGGCACTGACAGCTACCAGGATGAGAGCGGAGAAACCAGAACTCGCGATGAATACCCGTGGGGGCTGTGCATCACGCTGAATAACGACATATTGAATAAGCTGAAGGCGCAACCTCAGGGCGTCGGAACAGAAGTGATGATAACTGCAAAGGCTGTTATTCGAGGCCTGTCTGCCAGAGAAACTGACGATGGTGTTAATCGCAGCGCTGATCTGCAGATCACTGATATGGCAATCGCTCCTGTTTCCGGTGATGTAGAAAAATCAGCAGCTGAAACCATCTACGGTAACGGGGGGGAGTGATGGCCTCTGTAGTAGAGATCTGTAATCGTGCGCTGTCCAATATTGGCAACAGCCGCAGCATTAACAGCCTGACGGAAGCCAGCAAGGAAGCGGGGGAGTGTTCGCTGCATTTTGAGGCCTGCCGTGATGCTGTGCTTTCTGATTTTGACTGGAACTTTGCTACCAAACGCGTGGCGCTTGCAGATACGAGCAATCCACCGCCTGACTGGGAATATGCGTACCAGTACCCGTCCGATTGTCTACGCATTACTGAAATTATGCTTCCTGGTGTACGCAATCCAACAGCAGCAATGCGCGTTCAGTACGAAGTTGGTGCAGACACCAACGGAACAGGAAAGTTGATCTACACAGACCAGCCGCAGGCATGGCTCAAGTATGTCTCTCGCGTTTCAGATGTGAACATGTTTGATGCCATTTTTATGGAGGCGTTGGCCTGGCGTCTTGCGGCAGCTATTAACATGGCGCTGACTGGGAATGCAGACCTCGGTACGTTTGCCCTCAATATGTACAATCGCGTGATTATTAGTGCTGGCTCGCATAGCCAGAATGAATCACAGGAACCACAGCCTCCGGTTGACGAGTTTACCATTGCGAGGTTGTCCTGATGGCTATCAGTTGGATCCAGCCAAGCTTTGCTGGTGGTGAGATTGGACCGTCGTTGTACGGGCGTATCGACATGGCGAAGTACCAGGTGGCATTGCGCAAGTGCGATAACTTTATCGTGCGGCAGTATGGCGGCGTTGAGAATCGACCTGGTACGCGTTTTGTCGGTGCCGCCAAATACCCAAATCGGAAATGCCGCCTGATCCCGTTCCAGTTCTCGACGGTTCAGACCTATGCTCTGGAGTTCGGGCACCAGTACATGCGCGTTATCAAAGATGGTGCGTTGGTGCTGAACAGCAGCAATGTTATTTATGAAATTGCCACGCCATATACTGAAGCCGATCTGTTCCGAATTAAATTCACGCAAAGCGCAGACGTGCTTACGCTGGTTCACCCGGCATACCCGCCGAAAGAGTTGCGCCGCTATGCGCATGACAACTGGCAACTGGTTGATGTGGTAACGAAGAACGGGCCATTTGAAGATATCAATATTGACGAGTTAGTGACGGTTTATGCCAGCGCCAGCACCGGGACAATTACGTTAACGGCAAGCGCCTCTATTTTTGGCGCGGAGCAGGTAGGCAAATTGTTCTATCTGGAACAGCCTGCAGTGGATTCAGTGCCGGTATGGGAAACCAGTAAGAGTACGTCGATTGGCGATATTCGCCGTGCAGACAGTAACTACTATCGCGCCGTTACAGCAGGCAAAACAGGTACTTTGCGCCCTTCGCATACAGAAGGCACATCATGGGATGGCTGGGGCGGATCCGGAGATGATTATACTGGCATTGAGTGGGAATATCTGCACAGTGGTTTTGGCATTGCCCGTATCACTGTTGCAAATGGCACTACTGCAACTGCCCAGGTGATTTCCTATATCCCTTCGCAGGTAGTTGGCGAGGATAATGCCAGCTATAAATGGGCTAAATATGCCTGGAACAGTGTTAACGGTTATCCTGGCACTGTTGTTTATTATCAACAACGTCTTTACTTCGCCGCATCGACTGCGTTCCCTCAGACTATCTGGGCCAGCCGTACCGGGGATTATAAGGATTTTGGCAAAAGCAATCCTACGCAGGATGACGACAGAATTATCTACACCTATGCCGGGCGTCAGGTTAATGAGATCCGCCACCTGATTGATGTTGGTTCGCTGGTGGCGCTGACTTCCGGAGGTGAGTACGTCATCACCGGCGACCAGAACAAAGTATTAACCCCATCATCATTTGCATTCAGCTCTCAGGGATCAAATGGCTCGAGCAATGTCCCACCAATTGCCGTGGCGAATATTGCTCTGTTCGTCCAGGAGAAAGGCAGTGTTGTACGTGATCTGGCCTACTCATTCGATGTTGACGGATATCAGGGGAACGACCTTACTATCCTTGCCAATCATCTTTTTCAGAAGCACAGCATTGTTGACTGGTGCTTCTCTATTGTCCCTTACTCCAGCGCCTTCTGCATTCGTGATGACGGTAAATTACTGGTGATGACCTATTTGCGTGATCAGCAGGTTTTTGCATGGGCACCACAATCCAGTACCGGAAAATATGAAAGCACATGCAGTATCAGCGAAGGCAATGAAGATGCGGTGTATTTCGTCGTTAACCGAACCGTTAACGGGCAAACAGTGAGATACATAGAGAGACTGTCCAGCCGTTTATTTACCAGCGATGAAGATGCTTTCTTTGTTGATTCTGGCCTTAGCTATGATGGAAGAAATACGTCTGACAGAACGATGATCATCACTGGTGGTTCTGGTGAATGGGATTACCGCGCGGAATATACAATCAGTGTTTCTGGTGGTGCGTACTTCACCAGTAGTGATGTCGGCGCGCAACTACAGTTCCCTTATACCGGAACTGATCCTGATATTGGCGATGAAGTGTCAAAAGAATTACGTTGCGACATTATTTCTGTAACCAGCAATACCGCTGTAGTGGTTCGTGCTAACAGGAACGTCCCGCCATCCCTCAGGAATGTGGCCACCACGAACTGGCAGATGGCGCGCCGGACATTTGGCGGCTTGTCTCATCTTGAAGGTCAGACCGTAAACATCCTCTCTGATGCGAACGTGGAACCACAGAAAGTAGTTTCCGGAGGTGCCGTCACGCTGGAATCACCGGGGGCTGTTGTGCACATCGGCCTGCCAATAACTGCTGAATTCGAAACACTGGATATCAACATTAACGGACAGGAAACGCTGCTGGACAAAAAACAGGTGATCCCGTCCGTTACTCTGGTTGTGAATGCCAGTCGCGGCATCTGGGCGACTACGCCAGGCGGTAAATGGTACGAATATCCACAGCGTGAATTCGAGTTCTACGATGATCCTGTTGATGATGCTACCGGAAAAGTAGAAGTGAAACTGGACAGTAACTGGGGCAAAAACGGACGTGTAAAAATCCGTCAGCTTGACCCGTTGCCGCTGTCTGTTCTTGCCGTTATTCCTCGCCTTACTGTTGGGGGATTCTGATGATCGATGTTCAAATTATTCCCGCTACCGAAGAGCATCTTCAGATGATTTTGCCGGATGTTCGTCAGGCTGATATTGACGAACTGTATGCGGTATCACTGATGACTACCGAAGATGCGCTGCGTGTTGGTCTGCGTACTGCGACTATGGCCTGGTCAGGATTTGCGAACGGAGAACTGGTAACCATGTTTGGTGTATCTCCGGCGTCAATGATCGGTGGCAATGGTACACCCTGGCTGGTCGGAACCAGCCGTATTGAAAAATATCAGAAGACATTTCTGCGCCACTGCCGCCCTGTATTGCAGCAGATGCTGGCAGTTTATCCGCGCCTGGAAAACTACGTCGACGAGCGAAACCATGTTGCCAAAGCATGGCTGCACTGGCTTGGATTCAGGCTTGAAGAAGCCGCGCCTTATGGTGCTCTTGGTATTAATTTCCACAGATTTCACATGGAGAGAAAATAATGTGTAACCCAGCCATCGCTTTGGTTGCCGTCACAGTGGCATCCACAGCCGCGTCAATGTACAGCCAGAGCAAGCAGGCAAAATACCAGTCAGCCATAGCTGATCGGAATGCTGAAATTGCTGAAGCTCAGGCACAGGATTCAATCAATCGTGGGAATATTGAAGCAGATCAGCGTCGTCGTGAAATGCGTCAACGCTCAGGCACTGCGGCGGCTACTATGGGGGCTACCGGTGCGGAATTAAGTAGCGGAACAGCTCTTGACGTTTTTGCGGATAATGCTCAGTTCGGCACTCTTGATGCGTTAACGACAGTGAATAATGCTCAGCGTGAGGCATATGGATATCAGGTTCAGGGAATGAATGCTCAGGCACAGAGGGCTGCTGCTCAGTCGGCTGCTAAATCATCGATGACCAGCACTTTGTTAACGGCACCACTAAAAGCGTACGGTGCATACCAGATGTTTGGTGGGACGTGGAGTCCGTTCTCTAAAGGAAGTACATCTAGTGGTGGGACGCCAATGTTATCTAACTCAGGTTTTATGAATTCTGACTCCCGATTCAAAATAGGAGGTTACTGATGCCTGTTGTTCCTACTACATCCGGACGCCAGGTGCAAAGTCGTGGTGTGCAAACCGGTGGTTTTCAGACCTTCGATGTTCCTCAAGCAGGTCAGGTGCTGGCGAATGTCGCAGATCAGTATGCGGTGGCATATGGTGAAGCCAGGCAGAAAGCGAATGTTGCTATGGCCGAGGAGGCGTTACTGCAATTTAACCAATTTGCAGATGACCAGATTAACAACCCTGAAAATGGGCTGATTTCTAAACAGGGTAAAAACGCTCTTGGTCAGAGTGACGCTGTTATGAAAAATATGCAGGAAAGGGCTCAGGCATTATTAGACTCAATTCCTGAAAGTGAGGAAAGGAATAAATTATCCTTTCAACTCCAGCAGTCTATGCAGTCTTATTACAATCAGGCACGTCGATATGAAGTTGGGCAGTTTCAGCAATTTCAAGATCAAACGTATTTGTCAGGAAATGCATTGGCTGTCACTCAGTCTGCGGGGCTATATAGCGATAACCAAGCATTTGTCGATTTAGCCAAGCAGCGATTTGAATCTATTGATCAATACGCTGATGCGCATGGGCTTCCTGATGAGTGGCGTGTTCAGCAGAAAACTCAGCTCAAGGAACAAATGGGGCAGCAAGCATGGATAGGAAATATCGCTCAAAAATACAACGAGTTTCTTCAGGTTAATGGAGAGCCAGGGGATCTTGATGGTGTGAGTCGTGCAATATCACATGGTAATTCATTGGATGCTCGTGGTTTACGTAATAATAACCCTGGTAATATTGAAGCGAGCAAATCTAACCCGTGGGAAGGTCAGATCGGTAGCGATGGACGTTTTGCAACGTTTGCTACCCCTGAGCATGGAATCCGCGCGTTGGGTAAAAATATGTTGTCTTACCAGCGTCAAGGCTATGACACCGTTAGCGAGATTGTTAATCGCTATGCTCCGGCTAGTGATGGTAATAATACTGATGCTTATATTAGGGCATTGTGTGGTGAGCTTGGTGTTGGGGAGAATGATCAGCTTGATATCTCTAACCCAAAGACACTAGCTGCTTTATGTGCTGGGATTATTAAACACGAAAATGGCAGTATGCCTTATAGCACCGAACAGCTTGAAACTGGTATCTCGGCAGCCCTTGGTCTAACTAACCTTGATTCACCTAAGCGTTATACGGGCAATGCGGCATTTGATGCTATGAGCCCTCAAATGCAAATACAGGCATTGAGGCAGGCTAATGAGCTGAGAAATCAGTACCGCCAGCAGTATGCGGACCAGCTTAGCACCGTAGTTAAAGATGCATATTCAGCCCTTGATGAAGGATTGAAACCTGAGAAGTTACCTTCTGAGGACGATTTTATCCGGGCCAATGGTCCGCGCATTGGCGCTATGAAGTGGAAGGATATGCAGGCGCAGATACAATATGGAGGTGTCATTGGCGCCGCTAAAGACCTCACTCCAGAAGGACGACAAGACATTCTTGAACGTTTACGTCCACAGGATCCAAACGCTCCTGGATTTGCAGCTAACCAGCAACGCTGGGAGAAAATGCAGGCCAAATTTAAAGAGATGAATAGGGAGTGGGAGATTCAGCAGGGAAGAAACAGGTTCGTGTCTTCAATGCAAAATAACTTCCCGCTGGACCCGAACGACAAAAACAATCAGGCAGCGGTAGACCGTTATTTCGCGCAGGATATCGCGCCTTCGTTTTCCATATCTGATCCGCAGAGCATCAATACACTGGTCACCGTCACAACTAAAAGCGGCATGATACCAACTCAGGTTAAAACAATGCTTAACAGTGGAGCAACATCAAGAGATCCTGCGCTGGTTGTCCCGATGGCAAAATTCTACGGTCAGTTATTCGATAATAATCCGGCGGCAGCGGCAACACTTGATAAAAGTACGATGGCATTTTACGGCAAGGTTTACGATTATTCCCGCGCTGGCGTGCCGGAGGATAAGGCTGTTGATATGGCTTACAGCCAGGTGTTCCAACAGGATGACCGAATGAAACAGATGCTTTCCACTGCCATGCGAGACAAAAAATATGTCGCGGCGAGGGCAACTGCTGCACAAAATAACGCCAGCAGTCTGACTTCCTTTGGTTCGTGGTCTCCGGATATTACCGATCCAGGAAAATCAAATGCGGCCTATCAGCGAGATTACCAGACAATTTACGATGCTAACTTTGTACAGACAGGTGGCGATGCAGAACAGGCTGAGAAAATGACCAATGCCATGATCAGAACCACCTGGGGAGTTTCTACGGTTAATGGCAAAGCAGAGGTTATGAAGTATGCACCTGAGGCATTGTACGGAGTAAATAATGGTGCTGGTAACTGGATACAGGGGCAGTGGGAGCAGGAAAAACGCGAGCTTAAATCAAAATCCTTTGGCGGTCCTCGCAGTGATACGGACTTAATACTTGTTTCTGATGGCCTTACGGCAAGGGATAGGAGTTATGCTGTTATGGTTTTACAGCCTGACGCAAACAGAGCGATAGAACCGAGAAATTATATTGGAGAAAATGGTCTCCCTGTTCGTTTCAAGCCGGATCAGCTGACATCTCCAATGTACAGGCAAACCATTCAGTTCCAGCAACAGCGTGTTGATGAGGCTAGAGTGCGGAGAGAAGGCAATCCGCTGCCGCAGTTCAGCAATAAAGATGGATATACTCCTCCAGATCTGACCAAACCATTCGGTTATGGTTCAGCCAATTACCTTCCGAGCAATATATACGCAGGGGGCAAATAATGCCGATATATGAACAGGATCCTAAAGAGTTGCTTGGCGAGGATATTCAGCAAATAGCAGCACCTGATGACAGTAATTTCTATATGGAAACACCTTCTTTGCTTTCTGCTGTGAACCCATTTACCAGTGATCAACGCGTTCAAAGGTCTAGACAAGCAGCATTTCGTATAGATAACACGCTGGGTAGCTTTATTGCCAGTGCTCCTTTCAGTCAGTTTGACAGGGTTGAAGGATATAACCCATTTGATAACGATGCAGCAGATATTAAAGGCTATGAAGATTTTGCAGATTCGTTTATCAACTCCGGTTCGCCTGAAGAAACAATGGCAATTAAACATCGAATCGATCAGCAGAGAGCTGACATGGAATACAATTCAGGCTTGGGATTTGCTGGTACAGTCTCTTCTGTAGCAATGAGATTAGCAGATCCATTCAATGCGATTTCTATGTTTATTCCGTTCGGCGCTGTCGTTCGTGGCGGTCGTATTGCAGAAACAGCCGGGCGTTTTGCCCTGGCGAATGCTGCTGGCAGTGTTGCTTCAGAGGCCGCATTACAGGCCACTCAGGAAGCTCGCTCACCGATGGAGAGCGTATCGAATGTTGTTGTTGATGCTCTCGTTGGTGGGATCCTTGGTGCTGGTGCACAGCTACTTGCTGGACCTGGCGCGCGCGAGGCAGTGGTTAACTCAGTAGGTAATCATTTGCGAGGTATGGATTCTCCTCAAAGCATTGGTGCAGCTCAGGTTTTCAATACCACACTCGATCAGGAACAGCTCGCTGGACTTGGACTGGCTAACAAAACGTTGAGTGTCACTCCTGCTGGCCGCTTGGCGCAATCACCATCTCTTGTCTCCCGTCAGATTAACCAGCAGCTTGCCGAAAATAACTATTTCTTCGCCAAAAATGATGAGGGGTTGGCTACGTTTACGGCAGTCGAGACTAAGATTAAGCAATACGACGCCATGCTTTATAAGCAGATGGAAGCCACTCGTGATGCTTACCAGCAGTACAGCAAATCTGTTAGCGCCCGCGGCGTGAAGAGGATGAACTTTATTGATTTCAATGAAGCTGTTGGCATGGCTATGCGCCGTGGTGATCAGAGTGATATTCCTGAGGTTTCACAAGCAGCCGCCAGAATCCGCCCCATTTTCGAGAGCACAAAAGCCCGTATGCAGGAACTGGGGATCCTTCCTAAGGATATCGATGTCGTGACGGCGAAAAGTTATCTTCCCCGCATTTATAAGTTCGATAAGATACTTTCCGACCGCACTGAATTCAGAGGGCGAATTGCCAACTGGATACAAGGGATTAGTGCCAAAGGTGCTGACAAAGCAGGTCAGCGAATTGAAAGGATAAATTCATTGCTAAAAACTGCAGAGGAATCGGCACCGCGCGCTGATGCTCTCGCTAGTGAAATCGCTGAAGCGGAGAAATGGTCTGGTAAAAAAATTCTACTCATGGAAGAACTGGATAAACGAAATAAGCTTATATCTCAGGAGACTGACACACAGGCGCGTCTTACAAGAATAGAAAAAGAGTTGGCCGAGACTTCATCAGAAAAACTTCAGGCAAGAATGATGAAAGAAAGCTCTGACCTTAAAACACGCCTTGATGATATAGCGCAGGCAAAGAGTGAGCTTCCTGTCTATCAGCGCCATATGGAGTTGTTGGATAATCCACGGAAATATCGTTCTGAGCTTCGCCGACTGCAAAAACGGGCAAATTCAACCACAAGGCTGAATGCAAGCCGCGAACGAGCACTGAAGCAGATGGAGCCTCTATCCCGAGAGGAAGCAGAGGACGCTGCTGACGAGATCGTGAATAAAATAATAGGCGCACCTTCCGGGCTTGTACCAGCCGATATTATCCCAGAGAGACTCGTTGGTCGGGCTGGTTTCACTAAAAGCAGAACGCTGCTTATTCCTGATGAGCGTATAGAAGATTTTCTTGAATCAGATGTTAACTACATCATGGAAAGTTATCTCCGGCAGGTGGCACCAGAAATTGAGCTGACTGCGCAGTTTGGCCGTAAAGATATGGGGGAGCAAATCCGTCAGGTTAGTGAGGAATATACCCGGCTAATAAAAGAGGCTAAAACACCTAAACGACGTGCAGTTCTTGAGAAGCAACGGGAGGCTGATATTAGGGATATTACGGCTATGCGTGATCGACTGCTTGGTACTTACGGTGCACCTCAAGATCCACGCAGTTTCTTTGTTCGTGCCGGGCGAGTTGCTAGGAATATTAACTTCCTCCGTTTGCTTGGTGGAATGACCGTCTCCGCTGCAACTGATCTGATGCGACCGATGATGCAGCATGGCCTGAGAAAATCTCTCGGACCAATGGTAAGCATGCTTAAAAATATGTACTCAGTGAAGATTGCAACCAGGGATTTGCGAGAAATGGCCGTTGGGCTTGATTATGTCCTGTCTACGCGTACAAAGGCTATAGCGGATCTTACTGACCCCTATAGCCGGAGAAGCGCCGCTGAGCGAGGCCTGAACTGGATGACGCAGAAATTCGGTAACTGGACGCTGATGAATCAGTGGAACAGCGCACTTAAATCATGGTCCGGGATGATAGTGCAGTCGAGGATACTTGACGCGGCTCGCCAAGTTTCTGCTGGTGGCACGCTCTCCAAAAGTGAAATGCGGAAGATGGCACAGGTCGGCATCAATGAAGATGTTCTGCGCCGAATCGGGGAGCAATTCGGGAAGCACGGAGAGGATATGGACGGGCTGTTAACCGGGCATAGTCATCTGTGGGATGACCGTTTCGCTAGAGAGATTTTCCAGTCTGCAGTGCTGAAAGATGTAGACTCAGTGATTGTAACGCCTGGCGTAGGTGATACCCCGCTGTTTTTTAGTAAAGAAGGCTGGAAGATGATCACGCAGTTTAAAACGTTTATCTTCGCACAGCATAACAGGGTGCTGGTATCTGGTATCCAGCAGGGCGATGCTGCATTCTATCTTGGTGCGCTTGGCACGATTGCGCTTGGCTCAATGGTCTATATGATGAAACAGAAGTTAAGCGGTCGCGATATCGATTACAGCTGGAATAACCTTGTGAAAGAGGGGATCGACCGGGGCGGAATGCTTGGCTGGCTCTCTGAGCCGCTGAATACCGTTGAGAACATAAGCGGCGGTAGGTTTGGTCTTGGCGCGATGTTTGGTGCGCCTCCGGTATCAAGGTTTCAGAGTCGTAATGCTATTGGTGCTTTACTTGGTCCTACCTTTGATCTTGGCGGTGATGCCGCGACGGTTGCAAATGGTGTACTTAACGGAGAATTTGACAGCCAGCAAACCCACGCTGTCCGTAAAATGCTACCTTTTCAGAATCTGTGGGCGATATCACCATTACTAAATAAAGTTGAAGAGCAGATGAAATAGGATGAAAAAAATAAATTTGTTTTTTGGCATAGTGCTTTCAATAGTCTCTGTAAATCCTACAGCTGCCAGTTCATTGCAATGCAATAAGGATAACTTTGATGCATGCAAAACGTGTGAACAATTATCAAAGGCTATCGACTTAAAAGAACCTAATCGTGGCGATTACTATAGAGGGGCTTTATGGAATGGGCTTTACGCCTCTTATGTAATTAATTGCCCTGTGGTTGCTGAGAAGTTACTGAGCCATGGTGCTATACCATCATATGGCGGACATATGGGGTCTATGGGGGCGGTTCTGACAGGAAAATGGCCTCATAACAATGAATCAATAAATCTTTCATGGGCAGATTTGCTTATAAAACATGGATTTGATGTTAATAGGCATACGGGGAATTATAAATCAGCTACTGAAGTATGGGCTATAGATAAAAAACAGATTGAATATAAGTCAGTTTTTGACAAGTTAATTCAATCCAGCGAAGTAAAACCACTCGATCCTTCAAGAAATTTAGAATGGTGTGCGTCTGAAGGGTATCGCTCAGTTGTCGTTTATTCCCTTAACTCATGTATAGAAAATGCTATAAAACGTTTGGATGATGGTGTTTCTTCAGCGTCTGATATTTCATCAGCAGCCGTAAATTCCTGTACTAGCGATGTAGAAAATTTCAATAAGCATTTGGCATGCAAAGCAGCTGTTAAAGAAAACTCTGATAAAGAGAGAAGCAACGTTTACCAGTTATTAACCAGTGATAGTCAAATGAATAAAAATGTTATTGATATGCTGAAGGAAAGAAATATTGAAACGGTTCTTGAATTTAGAGCTGAAAATCGATCAGCGAAAACTGCACAGTGATCAAACAGGCCGCTTTCGCGGCCTTGTTTTTAACGAATGCCACCGCCACCTGGGCGGGAATCCGCAGACACAAAAAAGCCCGCGCTGCGGGCTATTCCTTCCATTTATCAGAAAAAAGATCTTCTTCTAAAGGCATTGGTTCTGTTTTTGTTTTCTCAAAGAATTGATAACTGATTGTGATTGCTGCCTCTTTAAACTCTTCTTGCTCAGTTATGTTGTGAGCATCTGCGTCAACAAAAAACATAACCAGCGCATCACGATTGTGATTTACCGAATAAACTAAAAAGCAATCACTTGTTGGTATGCATTTTACTTGTACAGACGCTATATTTTTCCATGCATCCCAAGATGATTTTTTACCAGTGTGTTTTTTATCACTATCTTCTGGAATATAGTCTTGGTTATCGACATGAGTATGCCTGACATTTAGTTTAAGCATTTCTGTCGGACGAGCAAATGCAGCATCTTTACCAAGAGATGGATGGTATCCCGTTTTCCAATACTGGGCAAAGGCATCAGATACTTTCTTCAGCTCAAGATCAGATGCACAAAGGGCCGAGAAATTTTGCGTATGCAACACTCGACCCTTATATCTGATAATTTGATTTTTATCATTCTGCGACGCAGACGAACTCATAATTTTCCTTATTGTTACGAGAATCAAAGAAAGCGCGGGATACGCGACTTGCGTGATCTTTTGTCATAGTAACTTTTACGTACTCTACGCTTCCATTGAAAGAACGTCTTGCGGCAGCTTGCGCTCTACGCATCTGCAATTTTTCGTTTCGCATGACATTACCTCATATCTCATAAGTTCATTACACGGATTAATAAAAATGAAACCAATCCGTTTACCCTTGAGGTAATAGTACGCTATTCACCCACAGTCTGCAATCTGTACAGAATTATTTAAAGGCACATCCCTGTGCCGCCGCCGTCAGAAGAACCCTGCCTTGTCGTTGATGTACTCCGCGTGCGTCTGGATATCACGCAGGCACTTGCTCACACCGACGATGTAGCAGAACATGGTGGTCAGCTCCGCCGCCGCGCCCGATACGTCGTGCCCGTCGTCCTGCAACTGGTTAAGCAGATTCATCAGCAGTGAGTTTTCCGTCAGGCCGAGAACACCAGACGGCGAGTGAATCAGGCTGCGGTAGCCGGGCTTCAGTGGGGCACTGTAGGTTTTGTTCTCTATCTTCATCGCCTGCATTACTGCTGACGCCGTGGCGTTGGCTACCTGGTCGGCAACCATCTTTATGCGTTCTTTCTGCGGGAGCGAGTTTTTAATGTAACTTCCTGTGCGGCGGATCTGAGGAAGAACCTCACCTGTAACCCATTTACGAAAGCGGTAGGGTATAGTGCCTGGTGTCACTGCGTCGCGGCAGCGGAGGATCAGTGTGTAGAGGCCTGACTCGGAGATGATGTTGATCTCTTTTACTCGGCTGTCAAAAATTGCACGATGTTCATGCCCTATGTTGAACATAGACCTTTCATCATCATCCAGTTTTTCAAGTGATTGGGTGACGTTTTGGATACGCAGCGCACTACAAACGTCTTGGGCTACAAACCATGGTTGGCCATCGATAATGATGGAACGGATAGGGTTAACAGATTCAAATTTGAAGATGGCAGTTTGAGCATTAGCCATGGTGGTTATCTCCACTTAGTGATTTTAATCACCACCGCAACGCCAATTACTGGTGGTGAACTGGACAAGGTTGGCGTACCGGCCTAAGTGGTACCGGCGTCCTTTCGGACCCCTGCCCAGCCCACCATAATTCGGATATAGCTGTGCTTAACGCATAAAAAAACCACGTCTGGCGTGGTATGCGCCACTTAGTAACTCGGGACGCCAATCCCGGCACTGGATTTTGCCAGTGCCCGATTACTATGGCACAAGAGGAGTGCGATGTAAATTTACCGCAAAGGTAATGATAAACGCGGAGAGATATCAAAATCAACCGCATTTGGTTTGTTACGTTTAACGCTTGATCACCTGAAAGCAAGATATTACCTTTAAGGTAATGTTATTGTGAGGAAAAGCAATGGAAGTTTTCTGGATAGTTGTTGGTGTGGTTGCGGTGATTATTTATGTCCTTCACCAGAACAAGACTAAGATCTCTGATCGTACGGTCGTTAATCATAACAAAACGATAAAGACCGAAGATGGGGAGATAACGATTAATCGTACACAGGTGATAGAACACACCTCTACTCAGTTTCAAAAAACGGGAGGTAATGCGCCTAATATTTCCGTACCTCCTGCTTATGATAGTGCGGTAATCCAGACATATTATAAACAGCAGGAGTTAGCAAAAGAGAGGCAACTGATTCAGCCAAAGCCATTTGCAGCAGAGCTTCCACCTGGAGTGTCAACACGTCCGGCATATCATGGAAGATTTCCTGGTGATGACATATCGTCTCAGTCACCTAAAAAAGCACCTCAGGCAGTATCAGAGCCAGCAAGAATACCTTCTGTATCGCCGTCAAAAGAAGAATCAGCTAACAGAGTTTCAAGTGGCCGCAAGCAGTGTTTGCGATGCAGAATAAACCTTCCATATGAAAAATTCCGGAAATCGTCAAAAAATCCAGATGGATTGACTAAGTGGTGTGCAAGGTGTCTTGATGGCCCAAAGAATACACGTCATATGAAGTGGTGCCCAATTTGTAATGTCCGCAGAAAACGAACCAGCTTTTATCCTAATAATCAAAATGCGGATGGTTTAATGGCATGGTGCAAAACGTGCTGGGACGATCACAAAGCGAAACGATAGGCCGCTCTTGCGGCCTTTTCTTTATGTAGTTTGTTTTCGTAATTGTTCGGTACAATAGTCGAGATGTGTTTGCAGATCCTGCATAGACATCTGTGAGCTGGTGACGTAGTTAATCAGTGCAGTCAGTTCGGCAAGTGGGCCATCGACATTAAAACCATCTTTATCAAGCTCCCGGAGTAATGCCATCAGGTGCGATCCCTCCACCAGTGATCTGACGCCTTCCGGAGTATGAATTCTTTCCGTAAATCCGTCTTTCAGTGGATAGTGATACTGCTGCATCTTATCTTCTCCATGTGATAGCTGTGTATTTATACAGTAACAAATTATGTTTTTTCTATCTACTAGGTTTTTAAAATTACCCAAAAGGTAATAGATTTTTGTTTTTATATTATTTTTATTCATATATGGTTTTTATGGTAATACTATAACCAGATATGCGGCGCAACAGGTGCTGCGACTATCTGGAGATTTAACATGACAGTCTCAACCGAAGTTGACCACAATGAATACACTGGTAACGGGGTTACGACATCATTCCCGTACAGGTTTCGAATTTTCAGAAATTCAGACCTTGTGGTTCAGGTATCGGACATAAACGGGAATGTAACAATTCTGGTACTGGATACTGGTTATACGGTAACTGGTGCAGGTAGTTATAGTGGCGGTTCTGTGGTTCTGCCATCTCCGCTTGCTGATGGCTGGAGAATCACTATAAACCGTGTACTTGATGTAGTGCAGGAGACAGACCTTCGTAATCAGGGGAAGTTTTTTCCAGAGGTCCACGAGGATGCACTTGACTATCTGACCATGCTTATTCAGCAATGTATCGGATGGTTCAGGCGAGCGCTCATAAAACCTTCGTTGCTTGCCAGGTATTACGATGCAAAGCAAAACAGAATATCTAACCTTGCAGAGCCATCACTTGAGCAGGACGCTGTAAATAATCGCTCAATGCGTAATTATGTCGATGCTGCAATCGCCGGGGTTGTTGGTGGTTTTGGCTGGTTTATTCAGTATGGTTCTGGGGCAGTATACCGAACGTTCCAGGATAAGATGCGGGATACCGTCAGTGTTCGCGATTTTGGGGCGAAGGGGGATGGTTTTAGTGATGATACCCCATATATTCAGCTGGCAAATGATACAGCCACATCAATTGGTGCCACATTACATTTCCCAAGAGGTGTTTACGTTTGTACTGATGGGATTGATAAAACGTGCGAGTGGACTGGTGTTGGTGCGGCAAAAATAGGTGTATTTCCACTAAACGATGATAAAGTTTATATGGTTCCAGGAAATAAGCACAAATTGCCTGGAACTTGCCTTTTATTCAAAGGTACTGGTAGCAAGGTATTTACTACAGGTAGAAGCGATAAATTCTCATCGATGCGTTACTGCATCCGTAATGTAGGTCGAAAAGATAAAGGGCTTACTGCATTTGGTGGGGATTTTTCTGTCGTTTGTGATTTTGACTTTAAAGATCAACATGGGAATATAACTCAACCTAATAATGATAATTCTGCTGATTATGATGTTGGGTTGATACTTGACAATACTGATTTGTCAGGGCCGGTGAATGTTACTGTAGGTGGCTACTTTAAAAAATCTGGAATTGTACACATGGGGCAGGATCCCGATGGTTGTACAATTATCAATACACGTACAATGGGTAATATTGGCCTGGCTATTATTGGTGATCAAACAGGAACTAACAGTGCATTCAATATGCACGGAGGCGCTATTTTTGGCAATGATCATCATAGTCGTAATACCGAAAAAGGTGTTGAACAATGGGGGGAGCATGCCCTTTTTATTGATATTCCTTCAGCTTCAGGAAAAGGATCCAGAAACGGTATTTCTTTTCACGGAACCTGGTTAGCGACTAAGCTGGATGTTCCTGTAAAATATGACAGATGTGGAGCCGTTCAGTATTTTGGTGTGGTGTTTGAGAATGCAACACAAGCAGGTAGCCAACAAGCTGGGGGTATTAAAAAACAAATTGGAACCAGTAATACAGGTGATATAGGTTTCTTTGGATGCAGATTTAATTCAGACCAGATTCGTATTTCAGGTGCTTTACTGGAAACTGCTACAGAATCAACCGTGATTGTCTCTGGTAGTAATGCTGGCTATGGATTGGAGTTTTGGAAAGGAAAAGTTGGTGGACGCTTTACTGGAAGTAAAAATCAAACCAATATTCAGCTAACAGATAATCCAAAAATTACCACTAGTGGTATTATTCTTCGTCGGGACAATACAGGAAATTTCCATGTAATGAAAGATAATGACATTAAATTATCAGTTGATGATAAAGGTATTATCGCTAACTCATCTTATACTGTGGTCACTGTATCTGGTGGCGAAATTACAGTTACCAGAAACTTTCATAAATTATCTGGTGGTACACAGGAGTTATCGACTATCAATGGTGGTAATGAAGGCATGAGGGTCATTCTCATACGTAATACATCAACTGATAACATAACGTTGAAGAATCAGACAGGAAATCTGCGTATCAATGGTGATTTTATGTTAGGTGCTTTTGACACTATCGAATTAATCTACGCTGGAGGATTCTGGAATGAGATTTCTCGCGTAAATCGCACTTAACTTCTTTTGAAAATAGAAGTTATTTTTATTTATATATGGTTTATGTATGTTAACTCATCCAACAAGTGGTTCTTTAAATCAGTGGCTTAGTATGGGATCTCTTGTAGCAGTCATTGCTGGAGTTCCTCCTGAGGTGGCTTTGGGGGCTTTGGCTGGGGCGGTAATTTTTGTTACCTCGGCCATAGAATATCCTGTTCATCGACGGGTTCTGCTGTCGATGCTCAGCTTCCTCTGCGGCCTTCTCTTTTACAAACCAACTGCATCAATTCTTATCGGCATAGCCAGCCTGATCCCAACTATCACGCAGGATTCATTCGAGAAAGGGGTCGTCTTCTCTGCTGGTGCGTTCGTGTCGGCAATTGTCGCAGTACGTATTGGTATCTGGCTCTATCATCGTTCAGACAATCCACGCGATTTTATACCGGGGAGAAAAGACGATGACAACTCATGAGCTGCTTTTACTCATTGCTAATGCGCTTATCTGTTCTGCAATAGCAATACGCATCGTAACCTTCCAGCGTAATGGATCTCAACACCGGAGGTGGGGTGGGTGGCTAGCCTACTTCCTTATTGTGGCGTCAGCCAGCATCCCTGTCCGCGCAGTATATGCAATCTGGTATCACATACCAATGGTTGTGGATTTATCAGAGCTCATTATCAACGCCGTCATGTTTGCTGCGGTTTTTAAAACTCGCGGTAACGTCGTTCAGATTTTCAAAATAACGAGGTCTAAAGATGGAGATTAAACAATTCCGGCGCGCAACTGGTATCAGCGAGGCTCTGGCCGTACGCTGGTTCTCGCATATAACTTCTGCGATGAAAGAGTTTGGAATCAGCAAACCCGAAGATCAGGCAATGTTTATTGCTCAGGTCGGGCATGAGTCTGGGGGCTTCACCAGGTTGCAGGAGAATTTCAACTACAGCGTCACCGGACTGGCTAACTTTGTTCGGGCTGGTCGTCTCACTCAGTGGCAGGCTAATGCACTGGGTCGCCGTGCTGGTGAACCACCATTGCCACTTGAGCGGCAGAGAGCGATCGCCAATCTGGTGTACAGCAAACGCATGGGGAACAATGCTCCCGGCGATGGCTGGAATTATCGTGGGCGCGGACTTATCCAGATTACCGGTCTGAATAACTATCGTGACTGTGGCAACGGATTAAAGGTGGATCTAGTTAAGCAGCCTGAACTGCTGGCGCAGGATGAATATGCGGCTCGTAGCGCGGCGTGGTTCTTCTCCAGCAAAGGCTGCATGAAGTATACCGGCGATATAGCACGTGTAACTCTGATTATCAATGGTGGCAGGAACGGCATCGACGACCGGAGCGCGCGGTACATCACTGCCAGTAAGGCGCTGATGGTATGATCTGGGTATTCCTAAAAGCATACTGGAAACAGTTGATTATCATTGTGGTGCTTGTTGTTCTGGTCATATCAGGAGTTGTTGCCTGGAATGTACACGGCAGCCGTCAGTTCGACGCTGGTTATGCGAAGGCACAGGCAGATCAGAAACAGGCTGATGATAAGTTCAGGTCACAGCGTGAGCAGGAGAAAACACAAATTGAACGTGAAGCACAATCCCGTATCGATGCGGCGCGTGCTGATGCTGAGTATGCTAATACCGTTGCTGACAGCATGCGCGCCGAGCTTGACAAAACCAAGCGACTCGCCGAACACTATACCGGATCTTTCCCCTCTGGCACGTCAGCCAGCAAGGTCATCAGTGTGCTCGCCGACATGCTTGAAGAAAGCAACCGAGTTTACAACGCAACAGCAGTTGAGGCTGAAAAGTATCGTATCGCAGGGGAATTCTGCGAGCAGCAATACGACTCATTGAAGAAGCAAAAATAGGGGTACTGATTTTCGGTGACGGTATATAAAACGGTATGATCAAAATGAAGTTTAGGAAAAATGTTATCACTCAATTGGTTATGGTATCCGTAAATAATTGAGTGGGAATGATTTTAATCCCTGCACTATGAATGAACAAAACCCTCTGTTACTACAGAGGGTTTTTTATCTTCAAGAATCATAGGCTTGAAGTTACTAACATCGATTAATTAAACCAGCTGTCCGATTTGTTCTCTTCTGCTTTGCCCACGCTTTTCATCAGATCGCGACCGCCTTCAGTCATATTTCTGTTGGCGTCAGCTTCAGATTGCACCACATCGGTTTGCGCAGCTTTGTGCTTCAGTTCCTGATCGATAAATTCGTTTTCTCGCTTAACGCGGGCTTCTTCTTTTGCCAGCGCCAGTTTTTGTTTCTGAATCTCTAAGCTGCGTAGCTCATCTTCATAACTTTGATCGCGTTTTTTGTCCGCAGAGGCTTCGGCGTCCAGTTTATCCTGACGAGCTTTCTTATTTGCCGCTGCCGTTGCCGCTCTTTTGTTAGCGGCGGCCTGGGCATTTGCGCGACGTTGCTTCTCTTGCTGGATTTCCCTGTTGCGCTCCGCGACCCATTCGTCATGCTGCCTTTGCTCTTCATTTTTACCTTGCTGTTCAGCTTCTGCTACAGCAGAGAGTTGATCCTGCAATGATGAGGCGATAGCCGGATAGCTTAAGGAGGCCAAGATGGCGCAAAGAAAAACTTTCTTCATGACTCCTCCTGATTATTAGCTCTTTTCAGGACATTTAGTATTTGGCTGAATACGCGTTTCGTTATACGTTGTGGTAATAACAACGGCTAAACCTGTCGTAAACTGGCACTCTTTACCCACCTGGGTAGAGGTATACACTTTGGTGCCTTCCTTATATGTTAAAGAAACACCTTCCACTAAGGTTTTATCATTCACCATAGAACCCACTGCCGCGCCTACAGCTCCGCCGCCAACTGCCCCTGCCGTCGTTCCGGAATTGCTGCCAGAACCGACGTTGTGGCCGATAACACCGCCAGCGACTGCGCCAATAAGCGCGCCGAAGGCTTGTGCGTTCCGTTTATTTTGGGAGTTGTCTACGGCAACTTTTGCGGGAAGAATGGAAATAATATTAACGGTTTTAGTTTCTTGTTTGGTATTCAGTTGATCGGTTTGATAAACATCGGCGGCATGATCGTCAGCATTTGACTGGCATCCTGCCAGAGTGAATGACGCTAACATTGCCACAGGCAGAAGACATTTTTTAAATTTCAT